TGAGGTTTAGCGTCATCAGGATTATGCCGATGAGTGCAAGGATGCTTGTCATGATTCAGTTCTCCTTTCCCGCCGGATGCAGTTCCTCAGCAAACTTCTCACTTAAATCTTTAACAGAATAATCACTGCTCCAACATTCTTTGCATCTGTCGCACATAGGTTCACTCCCCCTTCTTGAGTGCCATAAAGTCGGCAATCTTCTTGTAGCCGAAGCTGGAAGCCACAGCCACGAGGAACGCCCATTGATACCACTCAGGGGTTCCCTTCAGAGAATCGAAGCCAGCCGCCACATACGGGGCCATCGACGGGATGAAACACAGGATAGCCGGGATGCTCAGAACGACTGTGAACCACTCGTCCTTCCATCCAGAGTTCGTGATGCTCGTGTTCTCCCATGCGATGTCGGCTGCCTGCCCGGTCTTCAACCGGGCTTCCAAGCCCTGAGTCTTCGCCTCGTTGATACGCAGGTCGGACTCAAGCTTTGCCTGTTGGCGTTTCTGCCAGCCGGTCACGAGGTCGCTGATGGGTTTGAACAGCCCCGTAATGAGGCTCGTGATTGTCACAGGGTCCATGTTATTCTCCTTCCTCAGAAGCAAAGTCGAAGGACATCTGCTCCCCTACTGCGATGAGATAGGGAGCATCGTCCTTGACGTGTTGTTTGGCTTTCCGCTTACAGAAGTCCACGATGCGCTCACCGGTTTTCTCGTAGTGAGTCCATTGCTCGGGACAGGGTTGTTCCAGTTCGCGCCTACTCATTGGAAGTCTCCTTCCAATTCTCAAGATAGGACACGAGCGTTCCCAATTCCCTGTGCATCTTGCGGGACCGCTCAAGCAGAACGTCGTGAGACAGCCGGTCCATCTTCATCTCAATGACCGACTGCCGGAACTTGTCGAGGTAGTGTTCGACCACTTGTAGGTTCACTTCCACTTTCAGCGTCATCACACCTTCACCGTCCTTTCATCGAAGTAGTACCTGATAAGCCAATCCGGTTCTACACTCAGATACGGAAGCACCAACTCGTCCGCCTTCGCTGAAAATGCGATGAGAAACATGAGGGCGAAGAAGAAGGTGACGGCGATTGTCGCCACCGTCCACCCAAACTTAGAGCACATTGCAGGACTCCCTCATCGCCTCAAGTGCGAGGATGCGCTGGTCCATTGTCTCGACCTTACTGCACAGGTCAGCGATTGCTTCGGTGTAGTCACGGCGGGTCTGCGGCAGGTAGTAGCCGTTGTGTTTCGACGCGGACAGGATAGCCGCGTCTTTGTCCATGACCATCTCAGAGATGCACCGGCGGATATGCCTGTCGGAATAGCCGGTCAGTTCTTTTATTTTCCCACGGGAAATTGCGTTCTCGCGCCCGAGGGGAATCACGTTCAGAATGGTTTGTTTATCGAATGTCATAGTTGTGTCTCCTTTTTAGTAAATTAGTCCCTCTGGACGGGACTTGAAAATGTTTATCCATCTCGCGCCTGTTGAAGAACTGCGCCCAAACAGCCGCCCCAATTCAGCACCACTACAAGTAGTTCGTTTCCAATGCTCATAAGCAGAGGTAAAGATATGCCGGTAGCGTCTGAAGTTGGTTGCGGCTTGATGATGTCCGGTGTTGACAGGCTCAAGATGGTCGGGATTGAAACACGCCCGATTGCCACAGATATGATGCAGTTCTTTATCGTGAGGGAGTTCCCCGTTAAGACCTTCCCATATCCACCGATGAAACATGATGAGGGTTTTCGGTTTCCCGCCAACCGTCATGGTTTTCCGAAAATAGCCATCATGGTTGAGTTGATGAGAGAGGGGGATGAAGCACCCATTATCATTCGTCCCAACCTCTAAAACCTTTTCGTTGGAGCCACTATTCCATTTCAGTTTGGCGGTCCGTCCGCCGAGGACAGCCGCCCGAGTTACTGCAACGACTTCTTCTGGTGTCAATGAACCTCAGCCCAATTCTTTCCGACGTGATACTCCCCGGTGAGAGGACAGCGCAGGTTGAAGAACTCACCGGCACGTCTAATTGCGTTTACCATCGCCTCACCGACCTTAACTGCATCTTCTGGTCGGCACTCAACCGCCCATTCGTCGTGACACCACAGGACTTGCTTGAAGTCGATACCCTGACTCCACAGGTCTTCGTGGTACAGACGCATGGCTTTCTTCATGATAACGGCCCCGGCGGACTGAAGGAGAAGATTGAGGGCCGAGTGTAAAGACCGGACCATCAGATGCCTACCGTCCAGACCGATAAGGTACTTCCGCGCACGGGCGACGGACTTCACACCCTCGGAGAGCTTCGCGTAAGCCGGGACATTTTCAAGGAACCGGTTGCGAAGCTTGCGCCCCGCGTTTGCTCCCTTACCTGTGATAGACCCAAGCTTCTCGTCGCCGCCGCCATATATCATGCAATAAATCATAGTCTTGGCTTGGTCGCGTGTCTCAAGTCCCGCCATGTGCTGATTGTGCGTATGTACGTCACCGTCGAGGATGACCTTAACGTACTCCCCGCCGTCATACTTGGCGAGGTAGTGCGCCAGCATCCGAAGCTCAAGCCCTGATGCGTCAGCGTCCACGAGGACCATGCCCTCAGGGGCGATGAACAGCGCGCGGAACTCTTTGCCATACGGTGAGCGCGGTTGAGGAACCTGAGCCAAGTTCGGTGCTATGTGCGCCGCCCGTCCTGACACAGTTCCATTGATAAGTACGCCGCCGTGTATCCGGCAGTCCTGCTCGTTGTAATGTTTGAGTAACGCATGGTCCCCCTCAGCAAGTTGACCGATACGCTTCTCAATCATTAACATCTCACCGATGAGCGGGGCTTCGGGATAGGGCAGGGCGGCGACGATTTCCTCGTTGACCTCAGGCTTGCCGCCATTGGTGAACGCTGTTGGTCGCCAACCACGGAGCTTCATCAAACGGTCTGCGATATGGTCGCGGGACCGGGGATTGAACTCCACCATCTTCAACTTCGTCATGGTCGCCCCGGCAACGTAACCCTTCTTTGCGTTGTCTTTCTTAGGAGTGAACGACGCGCCGGGCCGGAACCACCACTCAAAGCACTCCTTGAGTTTGGCTTCCAGTTCCAAACGCTTCTTGACCAGAGTCGCATACAGTTCAACTGCGGCGGCTCGGTCAAACATGAAGCCGTTGCGCTCCTGCTCTGCGATGAGAGGATAGACTTCATGCTCAAGGTCGAAGGCCGCTTGAGAGTAGTTCTTACTGACGATGAGGTTGTAAAGCGCGTGGGTGACTTCAACGTCTTGGACACAGTAGTCTTCCATCTCCTGCGTCCACTTCTCCCACGGTCCTATGAACTCACCCTTGAAGATGCCGAGCCGGTAGCCCCACGCCTTCAAGTGATGCTTCTTGATGCAGTCCTTCGGGAACTCCCCGCGATTGGCCTTCGCCATGTCGATGTCCCTGATGTTCGTCCAGATGAGATAGGTACAGGCGATAGTATCGAAGGCTTTAGCGCGGGTCTTCCAGTTCGGGTACAGTTTGCGGATTGCCCACAGGTCATACTTGATGATGTTATGTCCGACGATAACGTCAGAGTCAGCCAACATCTGAAGTCCGAGCGGGATGGAGTTCTCTCGCCCGTTCTGCCGGAACCGGTGGACCTCGTTGGTGTCCACGTCTTTGATGACAAGGACATGAATACGGGTTGGGTCATACCCATCCGTTTCAATGTCAAAGATTCGTATACTCATCCAATCTCCTTTCGGTCACTTGACTCGTCTGAATAGTTCTCAGGGAAAGGGGCCGGTTTAAGTAGGGACCGGTTGAGCTACCTACCCCCGTCGTCCCCACCCCTGAGGTTCTGTATTACAGTCTAAAAAGCAATCGTATCCATCCCCGCCACACATCCCACGCTTGGGATACTAGGGCGGCTACATTCCGCGTTCTGACTTCATCGGGTTCTTTGTCGAAAAGGTAGGAAGGGTTGAAGTTCCCCCACTTCTCATCGGACTGCTTGTTATACCGGTTGAAAAATTCGTCAGTCCATTTCCTGTCAGGGGGAAAGGTTCGGAACTTAGAACTTCCGCTCATACCCGCAGGACATGAGCAACCACGCTTCGTTCTTCTTCACCACCTCATTCTCAAGGAACCCACTCTTTCCGGTTGCCACCGTGATGCAGAGCTTGATGAAGTTGATGAGCATTTTCATTTGTGAGTATGTCATACAGAACCTCTCTTTCTCTCACGTTCAATGAGCCAATCGACGTACTGCCGGGCTTTCTCTAAGTCCTTCAGCGCGTTCTCCTTGTAGGGATACCGGCAGATGTACTTGATGACATTGGCTTCAAGGAAACCGAGGTCATTGGCAACCACGAAGTCGATAGGTTGAATCCGAAAGTGTTTGTAGTGTTCAGACGTGTTGGCGTCGCCCGTTTTCGTGACGGTGAACATCTCAGTCGGGATGGGCTTCTTCGCCTTCTCAACGGGTGTATGCTCAGTACACACACAGACCGCGTGGCGACTTCTCTCGACCTTAAACTTCTGACAGTAATCAAAGGCCTGATTCATGTGAGCGCAGTCAATACACTTCCGAGTCGTAACTTCATTTTCCCCCTTACAGAAGACGCCGCTTGACTTCCAATCACCCATCGGACCGGGGTTCTTCTCATCCAGTTCAATCCCGTTGTTATCGAGGATGTTCAGCCCGAAAGACTTTCGGCTTTCATCGGGATGGTCATGCATCCGAAACAGCTTGACCGGCTTGTGGTCAGGACAGCCGAGCCGGGGGTCCGGTTCGAACTTCCTGACACCTGTCTTGAGATCCACACAAAACTTGTCCTTGTATGCTTCACATGAATCACATAATGGATACTTCCCCATACCAACCTTCCTTTCTCAGTAGTCGATGCTCCCGTCCTCTGTCGCCGCCTGAGTGAACAGCACTTGCTCAGACTCACGGACATAGAGCCTACCGGTTTGTTTGTCGTAGTACATTTCACAGGCAACCCCGGTGTCACCGGAATACCTGTTCTTCAGAACGCGCACAGCAACCACATTCGCTTCCTCAGCGTCCTGTTGGTCCCGCTCAAGGCCAATGGCAATGTCGCTCAACTGAGCGATTGCGCCGGACCCTCGCAAGTGAGACAGCCGGACACGTCCGCCTTCTTCGTGCGATATCTTTTCATCGGTACGCTTCAAGTGGGAAACGATGATGAGGCCACAGTCCACGTTCTCGACAAAGGTGCGGAGTCGGGTCATGATGTTGTCAATCATTCGCCGCTCGTCACCATCAGCGATGCCGGATACCACGATGGAAATATGGTCAAGAAACAACCAATCCACACCGCAGGACCGGACGAGGTAACGCATCTTGGAAATGAGGTTGTCGATGTCGGTTGAACCCCAATGGTCGTAGAGGAAGAACCGACTGTTGTCGAATACCCGCTTCCACGCCTCTTGAAGAACCGCATCAGAGACCGGCGTCTTGGACGTGTGAAGGGGAATGTTGAGTTCAAGTGAGATGAAGGACTCGGCAGTTTTACCAACCGATTCCTCAAGAGCGATGTAGCCGACCTTCTGACCGGCTTTTACAAGGTGATACGCCAGTTCTCGACATAGAGTTGACTTGCCGATACCGGTTCCGGCAGTTACCGTCACAAGCTCGTGTTTCCTCAGACCGTAAGTCAGCTTGTTCAGTGGTTCCCACGGATAGGGGATAGACACAGCGTTACGCTTCTTCATGAAGTGGTCCCACGAATCAGGACCAGCGATGATACCGTCAGGCCGGTACTCCTTTGCGTTCCAGACCGCACGGATAATTTCCTCGCCCTTCCCGGCAAGCAGCATCTCGTTTGGATCTTTCATCGGAAGGTGCGCGATCTTCGCCTTACCGGGCGTAAAGATTTCAGCGCATATCTTCGCGGCTTCCTGTCCCGGTTCATCCATGTCGAACATTAGAATCACGGAGTCGAAACGCTCAAGCCACTCAAGTTCACGCTGAAGTGCTTTCCTTGCGCCGGACGCTCCGTTAGGGACTGATACGACAGGATACTTGTTCCCTTGAACTTGGCTCACAGTCATACAATCAATCTCGCCTTCAGTGACGATAATCATGCGCCCGCCGTTGCCCCATAGGTGTTGACCAAAGAGGGGCGGCTGAGACCCATCACCGAGGTACTTGAAGTCCTTTGAAGGGAACCGAATCTTCTGCCCGACTACCTTCCCGTCAGACCGATAGTTCGCAATCTGGACGGGAGACATGGAGCCGTCGCGCTGACGATAAACACCGACGCGATAGTCAAACTTGCGGCAGGTTTCTTCGGTTATCATGCGTTTCATCAACGGCATGAACTCGCCATAGATGAAGTTGACGTTGTCAAGGATAGGGCGTTCAGCTTCAACGCCCCCTGTACCCTCGTAATACCCGCACCCGAAGCAGAAGCCGTGGTCCTCGTATCGGGCGAGGTTGTCCTTGCTTCCGCATTTCGGGCAGGGTTCGTGCCGCAGGAATTTCCCGTCAGCCATAAGAGACACCTACTTGCGCCGAAGCGTTTTACAGGACGCGTACTGAGTCTCG